ATTTGTAAAATATATTTATAATTTAATTAAAGACTTATGGAAAAATCAGAAACTATTGGCAAGTTATCTCTTGCCCTTTCTAAAGTACAGTCTCAACTGAGACCTGCAAAAGAAAATTCAACAAATCCTTTTTTTAAATCAAGCTATGCAGACTTAGGTTCTGTATGGGATTCAGTTAGAAAATTACTTTCAGATAATGAACTCTGTATAATACAAATGCCTACGGATGTTGGTGGTGTAACTACATTTTTATCGCACTCCTCTGGTGAATGGATTTCATCTACTTGTTTCATACCAGCAAAGGAAGATGCTCATGGTGTCGGATCAGCTATTAGTTATGCTAGAAGATATGCCTTAGCATCTTTCGTAGGTGTTGTTACAGGAGAGGATGATGATGGAAACATGGCTGTAAAAGGAGTATCATCAAAACCTCTGCCAAGATCAAAACCTAATCTATCAGCTCAACAATTTAACGCTATGATAAAAGCAATTACAGATGGTAAAGGAGATGTTGTTAAACAAAAGATGAATGGATATAGTTTAAACTCAAAGCAGAAGAAAGATTTAAATGTAGCTTTTAAAACTATTGTGTAATGGGTTTAGATGGTGTTATTAAAAAATTTGAAAGTGATAAGTTTTACTACTCTGATTATGAGTTTGTTACAAATTCACACTTGGGGACAATCAAAAGAGATATTAGAACTTATAAATTTTTAAGGGACAATCCCAACGACAGGGTAGAAACAATGCCTATGATTTTTGGAAGAGCTTATCACGTGGCAATGCTTGAGCCAAATGAGTTTAATAAAAAAGTTAAGGTTTGTAATTCAGCTACAAGAACTACTAAAATGTTTAAAGAGTTTAAAGCAGATAACTCAAATGCTCCGACCATACTTTTAACAAAAGAGTATGATAAGATTATGAGAATGCAAGAGGTTTTATTTAAACACAAGCAAGTAAAAAATCTCTTAACAACAGATGGTATTACTGAAGTTGCAAACGCTTGGCAAGATGATGACATTGGAGTTTATTGTAAAGGTAAAGCAGATTATAAAAACAAAAATGTTTTAATTGACTTAAAGACAACAATAGACTCGTCTCCTTATGGGTTCTCTCAATCTTGTAAAAAATATGGATATGATAGGCAAGCATCTTTTTATATGGATGGTTTTAATTGTGATGAATTTATATTTATTGTACAAGAAAAAGAACCACCTTTTAATGTATCTATATATTATACTAGTGATAATTTTTTAACACAAGGAAGGGATGAGTACAAACATTTGTTAGATGTTTATCGAAAATATTTTATTGACAATGAATATTCATTAGACGATTATGTAATAATAGAAACACTATGAAATTAATAGACCACTTAAAAAAAGAAAAAGTAAGTATGGTATACTTATCAAATGAAACAGGGTTAAGCCGACCTACCCTGTATAAATACTTGGATTCTCCAGGGGAGTTTAAAGTAAAACACTTCAAGAGAATATGCGAGTTAATTAAAGTTAATCAAAGGGAGGCTTTAATAAATTTATTTAAATAAACTATGGAACGAATTTATGTAGGAAATGGAACAGAAAAATTTGACGGAGATTTAGTTGAGTTTTCTGTTAACCTTTCTAAGATTGGAAAGGACGCAAAAGATCATGTATTTGATTACAATGGCGAAAAGTTTGTAAAACTTAAGATAGCCAAAAAGAAAGACGGAAAAGATGAGTATGGAAAGACTCATTATGTAGAGGTAAATACATTTAAACCTGAGGTTAAACCAGTGGAGGATGATTTACCATTTTAATTAGTTACAGGGGGGCTTTGCCTCCCTTTAATTAAAACCAAAAACTAAATGAAATACAGAGTATCAGAAACTGATTTAATTAATCTTGATAAGGTTGATGCTATAGATATAGATGGCAAGATTATAAACTTTAATACTGCTAATAAAACATATCAATCTTTTTATAAAAACGAACAACAAGCTATGTTTGTATTTAATAATATTGTTAATCATTTTAAACTCATAGACTTTAGATTTAAAATAGAGAAGGAAACTAAATTTGACAATCGCAAAGACAAAGCCTTTGAAATGTTTTGGAATTTGTATGACAAAAAAGTAGACAAGTCTAGATGTAAGGTATCGTTTATGAGATTGTCTATGAATGAAATGGTATTAGCTGTTAAAAATGTAAGCAAATATGTCAAGGCTACTCCTGATAAAAAATATAGAAAAGACCCAAGATCTTGGATAATAGCAAAGGCTTGGTTGAACGAATTAAATAATCAAAAAAATAATACAAAATATATAAAGCCAAAGTATGTCAATGATGAAAGATAATTTTCAAATGGAGATAAATTTATTGGGTAAAATTTTAAACTCTCCTAAAGAGTATTATGATGTTCATTCTTTAATATCTGAGGGGTTGTTTATTGATCCTTTAAACAGAAGAATATATAAGGTTTTATCTGAACTATTAAATAAAGGAGAAAAGGTTGACCCTTTAATTATAAGATCAAAAATAAATGACCCTCTAATAAGTGTTAGACTTGGGGATTGTATATCCTCTGATCACTTCTCTTATATAACAAAGCATCTAGTTTTATTCTTATCGCAAGAAGATAAGAAAACAAAATTAAAATCACTACTTCAAAACACAACTATTAAAATAGATAAGGGACATGATTTATTTGAAGTTATAGATTATGTAGAAGACAATATAAAGTCTATATCAGAGGTTAGGGATAGTGGTATACCTGATATTAAAAAGCAACTTAAAAATTTACATAAAGATATAGACGATAGATTAAGTAACAAGTTTGTCTCTGGAATACCAACGGGATTTCAATCTATTGATAAATTTACTGGTGGTTGGCAGAAGACAGATCTTATAATCATAGGTGGTGCTTCATCTATGGGTAAAACTTCTTTGGGTCTTGCTTTTTGTTTTAATGCTGTGAAGTCAGAGATACCAACAGCAATTTTTTCCTATGAAATGTCCGACCTACAACTACTACAAAGATTAGTTTGCTCGGAGAGTCAAGTCAATAATAGATATGTTATGAAAGGAACTTTGCAAGGTCATGAGATTAAAAAAATACATGAGGCTATTGGGGTTTTAGAAAAGAAACCTTTATATATAGATGACTGCAGTGACTCCTCTATTAAATATTTGTTAAATAAAATTAGACAGTACGTTATTACTAAAGACGTAAAAGTTTTTTTAGTTGATTACTTGCAACTTGTAAAATCTAGTGGTCAATCTAGAGAACAAGAGGTTGCTTATGTGGCTAGAGAACTTAAAAATATAGCCAAGTCTTTAAATATAACTATAATAGCTTTATCTCAACTAAGTAGAAATGTAGAAAGAAGAGATGCGAACAAGCCTACTCTTTCTGACTTAAGAGAAAGTGGAGAGATAGAGCAGGCAGCAGATATTGTAATGCTTGTATACAGACCTGAATACTACGGAATAGACACAGATGAAGAGGGTAATTCAACAGAAGGTTTAGTGGATTTAATATTTGCTAAGGGTAGAAATATAGGTACTGGAACTTTACCTTTAAAGTTTAAGAAAGAATACACTAAATTTTTAGACCCAAATGATTATGGAGTCAGTTAATATAATAATTGATTTAACACATTTTGTGATTGGAGTATGCACTGTTATCTATATAATTAAATAATATGAGAAAAGAAATTTATTATGCTAAGGTTGAATACAAATGGAGAATAATTAGATTTTTAAAAGGGGTTAGCAAGCCATCTAAAGCTTGGTCTTTATCAAGTTATGAGACTTGCATATTAACTAACAAGGTTTCAGAATTAAAACAGGATATGTACTTACTAAAAAATTTAAGATTAAAACACAAAAGTAGAAACGATATTGAAATAGTTTTTACAGATATAAAAAATGCTAAATATTTAGCCATGTCTAATGATGTATATTAATAAAAATGAAAGATAAAATAGAAAAAAAGTGCAACGAAATAAGAGACTTGTTGCTAGAAAAAAATGACTCTTATGGTAACTCAGTATTTGAAAGTGGAATATTATTTGAAGTTGATCCAATGTATGCTATACAGGCTAGGATTAACGATAAACTAAGTAGAATAAAACACAAGAATACTTATCACACAGATAATGATCTTTTAGATCTAACAGGATATTTAATACTACTTCAAGTGTTAAAAGAAAATTTAGATGTAAAAGAAAAATTAGATAAATATAAAATAGATAATATTAAATTTGAACAAACAACTTAAATCATGAACAAAGAACAAAAAGAACAAGAACAAAGACTTAGAATATTAAAGTTTGATTGCGAAATGAGACTTAAATCTGTAGAGATAGCAGCTACTATGAATACTAGTGTTGATGTCAAAAGACTATTATTAAATGCAGAAAACATAGCTAGATATGTTTTTGGTGTTAGAGAAAAAGTAGAAGATGCTGAAAAGGATCAATCATTTGAACAAAAAAACAAAGAAGAGAAAACTAAAGATGTTGTAACAGAAAACAAATAGGTATAATAAAATAAAAATTTGTATCTTTCAAGATGCAATTCAAATTTAAGAGAAGGAAAGGTAAGCAAATAACAAAGGCTAAAAAGCATAGTGCAGATGGTATAACATTTGCCTCAGGGCTTGAGCTTTATTGCTACCTAGCTTTAAAGAAAGCTAAGATTCCAAATAAATATGAGGGTAAAACTTTTGAGATATCAAAAAAATTTAAACTCAAAGGAACCCTTATGGACAGAGGAAAACTTAAAGGCAAGACAGTTTTTAAATTAAAGTCTGGTAATGTAAGAAAGATATCATACACTCCTGACTTTATAAATCTTGATAAAGGTTTTATTATAGAGACAAAAGGATTAAGAACTGCTGAGTTTAAGATGAGGTTTAAATTGTTTTTAAAGCATTTAAATAACACAAATAAAACTTATGATGTTTATGTGCCATCAAATAGAAAAGAGGTTGACATAACAGTAGAATCTATTTTAGAAAAAATAAAAAAATGAATAACAAAAAAGAAAAATTTGATCCAAAAAATTTAGATTTAATTGAATATATAAAAGACTTAGATAAGAAGGATATATCTGATGCTCGTGATATTGATGATGAATGTGAATCCTGTGAATACTAAAATGAAAGTAAGAAAAGATGGGACTAGCCCATACTACACTAACAAAAATGTTAGAAAAAAAATAGATAAACTTCTTCATGAGAACTCTAAGATATGGTCTAACCTTGGGACAGGAACTCCTATTGATTTTAAATCTAGAAAACAAGGAGAAAAAGAATGGAGTAAGATAGCTAAGAAAATAAAAGAATTAGATGAATCTTTTTTTAACATAGTTTGTCCATACGGGATAGATTCTTAATCCCAAGTAACAAATATACAAAAGCACAATACAAAAATTTGCACTTCGTTGTATGGGTTTTCTTGTGTCGAGCTAAATGTTCTTATCCCAAACACACATCCTTCTATTAAATTAATTCCTATTTGCATAATAAAAAATAGGGGAAGTATTACCTCCCCCTACTAACCAAATAACTATGTTGAAACTACACCAAAGATATAAAACTTTTATTTAATATCCAAGCTCCTCATATGCAACATCTATAAGCTCCATAGCTAACCACCTTGGAGCCTTAACATTTTTACCTGTAATAATATCTATAATGTCTTCTCCTCTTCCACCTGACTCTATTATACCTTTAGTTATGTTTAACATATTGTTATACTCTTGAGAAAATCTTTTGTTATAATTTTCATCGTCTACATCTTTATATCTTTTAGCTGTTTCAAACGGATCTGATATAGAAAACTTAGGAACCTTTCTTCCTTTTAGTGGATCTCTTGCTCTAACATCTATAAATTTTTCAGTACCATTAGATATGTCTTTCATTTTTGTATAGACTTTTTTATAATCAAATCTTGCTGATGTATATGGTAGTAATCTACTTTGTCTTAAACCTAAAAGAGCTAAAATTTCTACAGATAAAACTCTATTTGTATCATCACTTGATGCAGCCTCAGCAATTTTTCTTGCACTATTTATAGTTGATGGGCCAATAGACTCCCCAATATAAACTAAACCTTTCATAAGTTGCTCGGAAAAAGTATCTGCAGGTCTATAAATTCTATTACCTCTATTTTCAAGAACCTCTTTAAGGGCATCTGTAGTCATATCAATAGTTAAGAATGGTTCATATACTTGTTTTACTATTCTAGCAAAAGATTCAAAACCTTCAGGATCTTGAAGTCCTTTTTTCATAACTCTATAAGTGTCTCTAACATAACCTGTACCTGACATTTTAGACAAGTTAATATAATCAACGTAAGGAACTTCTCTTTTATAAAAAGGACTATTCTTATCATAGTCTATTATAGTTCCTTTGTTAGATATAATATTGTTTCCGTTTCTATCCCACTCTGCAAATATATGTTCCATGAATTTACTAGGTTGGAAAAAGGATCTTTCTTTCAACGTCTCATCAAACTCTTCATCATCATCACCTCTTAGTGATTTTGATATTACATTTGATAAACCATATCCAGCCATTACTAATCCTAATTGAATACTCTCTGTTATAAATAAGGATGTAAGGGCTGAAGCTAATCTTTTAGTTCCTAATCTTTTTAATTTAGGATTGTCACTATTCATTTCATCAAAAGATAACTGCAAACAATTTTTAGTACACCTTACAGTTTCTGCCTGGAAAGAAACGAAGGTACCAACTAAAGGAAACCTACCTAAAAATCTAATAAATCTAGGAACCTCATCATAATTAGGATATGTATTTCTAATATTTCTAGCGGCTTTTCTTTTAGCTTCTGCAGTTGAGAATCCTGCGTCTATGTATCTTGCCTTCTCTTGCATATAACCAAACACCTTAAACACATCATCTTCAGCTTGATAAGCTTTAG